GCCGCTTCTTGTATTGCTTTTTTGCCTAATGGTGAAGTTCTACCAGCTTCTAATGCGATTGCTTGATACTCCTGTATTTGCTTGTTCATCCTACGGATGTTAACAGGACCTTCTTTTATTTCTTTGTTAAGACTATCGAATTGCTGCTCTAAAGTTTCTGCGCCTTGATCTGCTTGTTTAGTTGCCTTTGTTACACCTTTAGTTGCTTTTTCTAAGTTGCCTAAATTAGTAACTGCTTTGCCTGTTTCAACGTTTACCTTTAATGTAATTTCCTCTGCCATTTTTAATAAGTTTTATAAAGAATATAATTTACACTATATATTTCATCTTGCGCATATAAGCCATATAAATTAAATGGTAAATAAGTCATATTTATAAAATTATATAATTGTTTCCATCATACTGAACTGTAACTGTCGTGTTTAATATTGTTATGTTTTTAGTTGCTGCCCCGTCTATTGTTTCACTTCCAGCAGTTCTAAGCTGACAGTAATTTGATGCTTCAATTAATTTAACATTCCATATCTTGCCAACCGTTGGGCCTGTTGGAAGGCCCAATATTACGTTTCCGCTTGTAGTATCTACTTCATAAGTTTTAATACTTTCATCGGCAGCAGTTGAAGATGTTATAGATATTACACTTCCTTCGCCTATTAATTCACCGTTTAAATAAGTTACTCCGTCACTAATAACTGTTACACTATTAGTATTAATTAACGTTACATCGCTTAAACCAGACTGTACTGTATTGCTGTCGCCCTGTATAATTATATTATTAGCACCCGAAAAAACCTTGTTACTATTACCCGTTATATTTATTCCTGTTGCTGTTCTGTTTATATAGTTATTTTCACCCATAACTTTTTGTTCTAAACTCGCATAACTGTTACCAGCTTTTAATACATCACTTCCAGAACTAAATTTAGGCTCAGGCTTTCCAGCTATGTCCTGTATTGCACCCGTTGCTGTTGCTGTTGTAGGCGTAAATACATCTGCATCTTTGATCTTTAGAAACTCGCATTTAGTAACAGGGCTATCAGGGTTATAATTTTCTATTTTATTTAAACGAAAATAAGCACCATCAAAATAGTATTGGCTTCTAAACGATAGGCTTCTTATATCACCAGGACGTAAATAAAACCAGCCTTTAACTACTTTACTATTAACATCTGTTATTTCTTCAATAAACTTTTTATAGTATTTATTATATAAGTTGTTATTATTCCAAGTAATTGTTTCATAAGTATTGTCCCAATATATCTCTTGTGTTAATCCAAAATTAATATCTACGGTAGGTGTATAAGGCTCGTCATAATGACCAGCATAAGGATATTTCTTTTTACTTGTTGCACTACTGTCTTTGTGTTCCCATATTTGAGCAGTATCTAACATTCCGCCCCATTGTAATATTCTAATATTGCTTTCTGTTCTTTGGGCCTTACCATCTTCGTCAGTTTTAATAATGCTCGGTATAATTCTATCGTTAGCTAATATTCCTTTGCTGGGCGTAGGGCTAAATATAATTTCAGTTTTATAAGTGTTTTTAACAAAGTCATTTGTGATGCCTTCCTTTTCTTGCCCGTAAATTTCATCCCAAGTCTTAGTATATAAATCATTATAATAATCTTTATCCGCTTTATAAGTAAATAAATAATCTTTACTATCTAAAGCACCCATCGGCAAATATTCAAGTTGTTTTGAAACATCTAATTTCTGCGACCAATCTTTAATGGTTGTATCATAAAAATCATCACGAGGTTCTATAAATACATTTTTGTCGTTTTGTGTATCAGACTGAACATATAAATTAAACATCTTTACAAGGCTCATAAAGAAATCTTTTTGCTTGATCTTTTTAGGAATAGTATTATTCATAGAAATAGTATTGCCTTCAACATATCCGCTATTTACAACTTGATTAAAAAACTTTCCAGATATTAATTTTACTGTCGCTGTTCCGTCATACCAGGATGTTGATACTCCCTGAAATAAATTACCAGTCGTTGCGGATGTTCCAAAAATAGGGGCAAAATAGAAATTTCCATATACCGTAACTGTATCAGTAGCAGCGATATAAACATTTGTAGCCTGTAAAAAATATTTATTCGGTGGGCTGTAATACCTTCCACCAGCACCTAAAAGAATTTTGTCAGGTGCTAAACTCATTCCATCCCTGTAATCAGTGTCAGGATATGTAGGCGAAGCTGCTGTTGTTCCTGTTGAACCTGAGCCAATAGTAGCCCCTAAAGTTATGCCGATACTATTTGTATCAATAGCACTTGAATTTTTCCTTAGTTCTAAAAACCCACCTAAAGCACAATAAGCTGTTGTAGTTTCACTTGCCCCCGTTGGGGCAAATTCTACATTTATTTCAACCTGTATATTAAAATTATAATAACCGCTTTCGGTTGCAGTAAATACGCCAGTAGTATCATTATAAACACCGCCAACATCTGCTACTTCATTTGTTAAAATTATCTTTTCTTCTTTGGGGTCTAAATATAGTAAAGGGGTTGTTTCGTCTACCAAAAGGTTAGTTGTACCATTATCCCATTCAGCAGTGTTAGCTTCAAATATTCTATCTTCTATGTCTGTTTTACTTAATGCAAAATCTCTTGTTGAACAAGGAATTATTAATGTTTTAAAAAAAGCACTATCTAAAAAGTCTGAAGTCCAAGTATAACCAGCGTCATTAAACATAGTATCTAAATATTTATAAGCTGTAATTGCTGGAAAAAAATCCTGTATTGTCCAGTCACTCCAATCGTAATGCGTTCCGTAATCTATCATGGGGTAAACATAATCTAAAGGCAAAGGCGTTCCCCACGTTGCTGCCTGTGTTGCTTTGTTATATGTATGATTTAATGCACTTAAATCTAAATCGGTTAATTCGCTGTCGCCTAATTCTTTTATAAAATCGCCCACCCTTCCGATAATAGTACATTGATAAATTACATCGTCATTATCTAATATGTCTATTTGCTTTAATTGTAGATAGCCGTCTAAACTTGTTTCGCCATCTACTAAATAAAGTACATCAGTTTTTAAATTAGGATTAAAAGTTTGTAGATCAATATTAACCTCAAAAATATGTTCGAATTGTTTGTTTAGCTTTTTACTTCCAGGTAATTTAATTGTCTTGCTAAAGTCACTTTTTCGTGTATCGGGCTTAGCAATATCGGCAATATTAAAAGTAAGATTTGGCCGTAAACTTTCAAGTAATTCAATACGTTCATTGTTAATATATAGTTCCTCTTTCATTTAAAATCTTTGTCTATAATTATCCATACTAAATTCTAAAGTAACTTCTAAGTTAAATACAGTATCCGCAGTACTTAATTTCTGTTCCCAATCACCCTCTATGTTTTGTATTGCTATACGGCTTCCGTTTTCGTGTAAGTAAATCTCAGGGCTTTCTATTAATTCAACAAGCCAGTTAAAAGTATCTACACTAATCCAGTCACTTGTTAGCTTCATCTTTGGCGTTCCTTTAGTATAATATTGCGTTTTTTCTTTATCACTTAAAGCGTAAGTAATAACACCTGAAGCCATATTATCAGCGTTTTGTTTAAAGTATTTGCGTTCAACCGTTTCGCTAATACGGCTAACTTTAGTAAAATTGAAACAATCAAACCCACCTAAAGAATTTAAAAATTCTAATCTCCTTGTTTCGTATCTACATTCAGAATCTACATTAAACCAGATCTCCTCACTTACTACTGTAGAGATTGTATCTAATAATAGAATCCTATAAGATGCAACCGAACTTGAAATTATTGGTTGAACAGTAGCGAAACTAAATTCAGTAGGATTAATGTTATTTATTGAGTTAGGAGCTGAAGGAATTTTCAGCATCTTTTTATCTGTCAACGAAGCAACATTATTATCTATTTGATAAGTAGCAATTAATACTCCAGAACTATTGTAGGTTGTATATTGAGCGTCTGTTACCGGATTCCCTGAATGGTCGTATAATAAATATACCCAACCTTCGTCTGTTAATTCAACACTTTGGTTATCTGACTTATTCGCTCCTGATCCTTTCGGTGCATTCGTTAACCATTTTCTGCTTATCGTATTATCTGTATAGTTTTGATAATAATTCGTTACTTGCCAATCATAGAAATTAACAACACTCCCTCTGTAGTTTGGTAAGCTTCCATTGAATACAATTACTGTCTCTGTCTCTTGGTCTGCAAATTGAGTTAATACTCCGGCAACATCATACTCCTCGCCAATCTTAATAGTAAATTCTTTATAACTTAATCCATTATCTGTAAATCCGTCAGCAGTAGTAGTTGTATTGATTACTCCCAAATTAGTAAATATATAACTCTCACATATCCCATGTATATCTGCTCTACCATAAGTGTTTGGGTCTGCTGGGACTTTAAGTCTTGCTATCTGCGAAGCTCCGTCATAAACATCGAATAAGTATTTAAACCTTGTATTTGCAGTAGCACCACTTTCAGCCACAAACTCAATAGGATCATATACAGTTCTGTAATTCTCTGGTATGTTTGGTACATTTGTTATTGCCATATCTATTTCTTTTTAAATCCTTTTTTAAATTGCTTAGTAATATTTTTGCCTGTAACTGTGCTAAAGTCTTTTAAGTACTTATCCCAAATAGCACCCGTAAAAGTTTCTTCAACACAATTAGTATAAAAGAAACGTGGCTTTAATCCTTGAAACGCAATAACATTTCTAACTATATATTCGTTAAGTCCTTTGCTTCTAGCCCAGTCCCTTATGTATTCTACTTTAGGACCACGTTTAAATTGAAAATCACTCTTAGGTGCTTTAAGTGTTGCTCTAAGATTTTTAGTGCCGTCTTTATATTCAGGTACACCTTTAACGCCCTGGTCCATAAATTTGTAGTAATCTTCTAAGTATAGCTCTGCTACTAATGTTGTTCCAAATAGCTTAACAGGCATCCGCATCTTATCCCTTAAATTGCCTTTATATACTAAGTTATCTTTATCTATTGTGGCCTGTAAGCAGCGTATCATTTCAGCAGCCAAATTGTTAAGTACCTCAACTAAAGAAGTAGGTTCTTCAATGACTTCTAAATCACTTAAATTAAAGTGTTCAGCACTTCCTAATAAACTTTCTAAATTATCATTTGCCATTATCTTCTGTGTTTATTCATAGCATCCCTATGTACTTGCGCTTCGTGCTTCTGCTTATCGCTGAAATAAGCTACTATGTTTAATCCCTTTATCACTTCGTACTTTTGTATTACATCCCATTTATCTATTCTACTATTAGTTAAATTATCAAGCGTTACCATCCAGCCCCAGCGTTCTATGAAGCCTTCATTTCTTGCTTCGCTTCTTTTATCTTCGCTGTCGCTTTCTGTATCAAATAAGTTTTTATATCCTGCGTTGAGTTTTCCAAGTGATGATAAAAAAAAACACCTATCGGATATGCAATAGTTATAGGCATATTCTTATAAAAGTTTTCAGACGTTTCCCGTATTACTTCACCATCAATTTCTATATCACGCCAACGCAAATACTTACGTTCAACAGGCCTACATATTGTAGTAAGTATCTTATGTAGATTGTTAAAAATTACATCTTCGTTTGTTGATGCGTCTTGTAGTAATTCCATAGCAGATATATATTCGCCAAATAGTAGCTTTCTTGCATCTAACTGAAATTCGTACCATTTGCCACCTACTTTAAATCTCTTAGCTTTTAACGTCTTAGGTAGTTCAGTTTCTAAAAACTTCATCTTTTTAATAAGATCGTTATACTGTTCTAAGGATATATCTTTTATTACTTCTTTTTTTTCGCCTGTAAGAACACATAAAATATTTATAATACGTTGTATAGGCTTCTGCTCTGTTTGTAGTACAGGGCGCAGATTAATATACTTTTCGAGTGTTATGTCGTCCCAAGTTGTAGGCAGTGTAAAAGTAATCTTCTTCATAATTAATAAATGTGAAATAATTTAAAAAAAACATAAACGCTAAAACTTTTTTAACGTATTGCATACCAACCTCTATTATGTTTCTTTAAGTGTATTAGTGCAACGTATCTAAGTGCATCAAGTAAATGGTTGAACTTATCGACAGGCTTACCTACACGCTTATTATTTTTGTCAACAGCCCACTTATAGTTTTTAATTTCTTTAATTAAGTTTAGTGAGCTGGTAGTAATAACCAGTTTATGACGTTTAATAATATCTATTCCGTTTTGGATACTGTCAGGTCCTTTAACTGCGCTTTTAGAATTGATATTCATACGATATAGTTCTTCCACAGATTTCGGCTCAGAACTGTCACAGATCACTTCAGTTCTATCTACAATAGGTTTAAGTCGTTCTGCTATGTCCTGGTTCGTTAGTCCGTTAGTATATAATATTTCATCTAAGTAAAGTGTATCATCGTGCTTATAAACGCCAATACAGGCAGTAGGGTCAACGCTATAACCAAAGTCTAAGCCATAGCTTATTAGCTTTGCATTGTTCGGTATTGTATCGCAGTATTCAAATTGAGTATATACGTTGTCTTGACTTGAACCCTGAAGCCCTAAGCCATATATCTTCCAGTAATTTTCGTCTAAGTCTTTAAGGCGTTCTATTTCGTCTTTAATACTTTGTTCTAAAAATGGATTATCTCGGTAGGTTGTTCTGTGAAATTCTGCATCGGGCCTGGTGATAACATCTTCATATATCCAGTGGTATTCGTCAGAAGGATTGTAGTCTATTATAATGCGCCCTGTTGTTCTGAATATCAACTGCTGCCAGTCGTCATAATTTAACTCGTTGCACTCATTAATAAAAAGTAAATCACGCTTACGCCCTCTTACCTTTTGGCTTTGATCTAAGCTGATAAATTCTACTAAGTTGTTATATAGTAAATACTCTGAATTGCTTTTATTATGATAGTCAGGATTGTATATATTATGCTTCTTTAGTATATCTATGAAGTCCCGCATTACAGTAGCTCTAAGGGCTGGAAATGTCTTACGGCATATAGTTACAACCTTTTCACTATTCTGGTTGCAGAATACAGTTATAATCCATAGAAGTATGTTGTATGTTTTGCCTGATCTTGCACCGCCCTGTTCAACTATTATCTTTTTCTCAGACTCTAGTAAGTGACGAAATACTTTATTTGTCTGTATCTTTGCTGTTATCAATGATTTCTATTTTAAAAGCTGAAGGACCGCCCTCTATTGATAGCTCAGTTTTTTCAACATATCCACGCTTTTTTCCTTTGCACTTTAAATAGAATATCGTTGAGGTTGGATTACCACCCTGTATCTGCTTATGTAGTTGGCTTTCTGCAAAGTCTACGGCTATTTCGCCAATGCCATCTACTTCTTTTCTAAAGGCTTCATCGTCATTATACCAATCATAGAAAGTGCTTCTTGCTACGTCTACATTTTTACAGGCAGTAGTAACAACACCTAACGACTTTTCAAGTGCTTTAACTAATTTCTTTTTTAATATGTCCGACTTCGTAGGTTTAGGCATCTTGCATTTCTTTTACTTTATAAGGCTTACCATTTACTTTAACTTCTAAATCTTCATCAAGTTTCAACATCCTGTCTATTATTACTTGACAGTATTTATTATCAAGTTCCATTCCGTAGCATTTTCTTTTGAGTTGATGTGCTGCTACCATAGTTGTACCACTTCCTAAAAATAAATCAAGTATTAATTTATCTGAATATGATAATAGTATTTCATTAAAGAAGTCAATCACCTTTGGGCAAGTATGTCCTCCCGTATCCTTTTGTTGCTTAACATTAAACTCAAACATATCATTTGCTCTTGCTTTTCTGTCAAACTTTCCCATAAATAATATAGGTTCACAAAGTCCTAAATTAGCAATCTTGCTGCCTGACATTTTATTCTTTGCATACCATACTGCAAACTCTGTTATATCAAAATTAGTATAATAGTATTTTAAATTCTGTTTACCTGTCGTTATTATTTGTTTATCTGAATTATTTATTAAGTTCCAAACATAGCTTATTATAAAGTCTGCATATTGTTCATCTGTTAAATTGTCTTGATGTGTTTCATATTTATATCCGATATTGTAAGGCGGGTCCGTCAATCCTAAATCTGCTTTATCTCCATCCATTAGCTTTGCCACTTGGTCTGCATCTGTACTATCACCACACAATAACCTATGCTTTCCTATTTCTATTAAGTCCCCTAATACAATATCTGTTTCTATTTCGTCAGGAATTTGGTAATTATCTTCTTCTGCTTCTAATTCTGTTTCAACATCAAAAGGTAATTCTAAGCCCCAATCTTCTAACTGTTCTTTATCCCATTCATTAGCTAATACATCCCAATCCCAACTACCAAAACCTACGTTATCTTTAATAATAAATTCTTGTTGCTGTGCTGGTGTTAGATCACTTGCTTTGATAATGGGTACTTCTTTTAGTCCCGCCTTTTGACAGGCTCTAAGGCGCATATTACCGCCTAATACTACCATATCGTCATTTACTACAATAGGCCTTATCTCTAACATTTGCGGAAGTTCTTTTATTGACTTAACAAGTTGATTAAACTTTTCGTCTTTTATATAACGCGGATTATCTGCATTAACTTTTAAGTCTGATATTTTAGCTTTAATCGTTTTCATCAATGTAACAAAGATATAAAATATTAACGTCTGTATATTCTGCTATGTTTACTACGCCATTTATATTAAATTGTTCCTTTACTACGCCACTTACTACGCTTTCATAATATAGCCCTTCAGCATCAATATAGTAATTATGTTCTATTTTAATTCTTTTTTTTGGCATTTAAACTTATTGATTTTGGATTATTTTTGTCGTGCCAACCTATTAACATATTCATATAGTTTTTAAAACAAGTATTACACGCCCAACTAATAGATATTCTATTGTTAAGTGTTTTTAGTATCGGGTTAAAGTTTTCTTTTAGCCAGTTAATATCACATTCTCGCGGCAAGTGTTGCGATGTTTTATAGGTTTCTATTGCTTTTTCTATTGTCATAAAAGCTTACGTTCTATAATTCTTAAAAACAAAGGGGTGGCAAGAACTAACCACCACCCCCGAACAAAACAAACTAACATTATACTAATCCAAAAAGATAAGCAGAATGAACAATTAAAGGGCTTGAAGTCAAGTCTACCCTTTAACATAGGTAATATATAATCAACCCACGTAGTAACAAAAGTAATGATTAATATTATAACTTTTATTTCACTCATAAAAATCTTCTAATTCCCAGCTTTCTTTTATCTTAATACTTAGGTTGTTTATCATTAGTGAAATAGTAGAGTAGCTTATATTACTTTTTTTACTGAAGCTCTTTTTATTTCCTCTGCATAGTATCAACTGTTGCAGTAGTATTTTATCCATTCCCGATAGATTGTTTATTAGTTCATTTAGTCTTTTTTCGCTAAATCTTTTTTCGTGTTTTATTTCAGTACCGTTTAGTTCTGAAAAGTGCTTATCTGGAAATACATAAGTTTTATAGTATTTACTTTGTTTAGAATATAGCATCAACAGGCAACATTTATAAACGTAACTTCTTAGCATTTCTTGATCTTCTAATACTTTTAAGAAGTCTATGCCTTTTTCGTAAAGGACCAGCAGTACTTCTTGTTTATAATCATCTAAGAACTTAACGCGATAATGTTTTCCGATGTTAGAAATGTTTTCTTCCATTTCAGATATTAACATAGTTCATAGCGTAAAGCGTAAAGTTATGTAATTTTTTTAATATGCTTTTTATCTTAAATCTTCTAGTTCTTTAATGATGTTTAAAAAATCTTCTAGTTCTAAAGCTATGTAATCTAAAGAATGATTTTTACGAAAGACTACAACAGGCATTGTTCGGGCTGGTGCATCGTTTTTACTTTGTTGTAACGCTTTCCAAATGTTTAGTTTCTCTTGGTTCTTACATTCCCAGCTAAACTCGCTTATTATACTATTGTCGTCAATGCAGATTATATCGCCTTTGAAATTAAGCCCACCGCTTAAAGGTGTGCGTCTTACGTTAGTTTCAAACTTCTTGTTAATTTGTTTAGCTACTTCCCTTTCAAATCGTTTTCCCTTTTGTTGACTACTTTTGCCGCCCATAGTTAAAATATTGTTAGTTGTGCTTGATGTTGTTTTAGTCTTTTAATTGCTGCTTCGTAATAATCTGTATCTAATTCACAAGCAGTTAAATCATATCCTAAATTGTGACAAGCAATCGCAATGCTTCCACTACCTAAATGAGTTTCTAATATTTTATCATTTTCTTTTGCATAGTTCATTAATAACCATTCATAAAGTTTAATTGGCTTTTGACAGGGATGTATTGTTTGTTCTTCTCTATGTATATTCTGCCATTTTAGATGAACATAATCAACTCTTTTTAGTCTTGAATAACTTGCTATCTCACAGACTGAAAAATTAGTTTCTCTTTTTACTCCTTTATTCCATATTATAGCGCCACCTTTATTATTAAAGCAATTATAATAATTAGCACCCCAAATAATCCGCTCTTTACTTACTCTTTGTAACTCTTTAAAATATTCTTTAGAAGGGATATTATTATTCCACCTAACTTCTTTTCCTCTTTTATTACCTGTTTGCTGTACAAAATTACCTATTCCATAAGGTGGGTCAACAATAGCTAAATCGAAGTAGTTATCTTCATACCTTGACATCAGCTTTAAATTATCTTCGTTTGTAATTTCAATCATCTTTACCCATAAATCTTAATATAAAAAAATAACTTAATATTATTATTGTAAAAAATATGTCTGCATCAGTCATTTCTTTTATCCCACAGCGAGTTACATATAGCTACCGCCTGTTCTTTAGTCTTTGCTGACTTATCCCGTATTGTAATTAATACGCATCTTCTTATAAAATCTTTTTTCTTTTCGTGTGGTTTTGGTGTAGGCATAATTTAATATTTTAATTTCTGTTGCTTTTATTATTTCTAAACATAATGCTTCAGGTATTTTACTACGTTCATAATTTCCCTTTAATCCCTGAGTTCCTGTGGTGCTTCCTCGTGGTGCTTCCTCGTGGTGACATTTTTTATTATTATTATAACATTTAGGTATTGGCTTCCATCCATTTTGATTAAATAAAGATCTAATATTGTTACTCCAAACATCTGTTGGCTTCATTCTATTGTCGCCATAACTACAATAAGTAATTGTTGTCCGATGAAATTCATTCATAAAATCCATTTTTCTAAGCATTCCAACAGGGTTTTCTATGTAATATAAACAATTATATTCTTTAATTAATTTAATAACATTCTTAATTAATCTATCGCTTTTTTTTGCAAAATCTGTTTTGGGAAGTTGGTTATTTCTATGATGGGAAATTGCTGCTATTGAATAAGTAGTACAGGGTGGTGATGCCCACAGCAAGTGAGGCTTAAAAGGTATATCATTAATAGTTAAAAACTCAATATCCTTCACAAGATCAATATCTTTAAAATCATTTATATCAACACTAAAAACATTATGTCCCCTATCATCAGCTATTTTACCAACTGACCTACTACCAGCAAATAATTCAATCACATTCATATTTAACTTTATTATTTTTACGATTATAATAATCTACTTTCTTTTTAAGTTTTTTAAGATCCTTATCAGGTGCTTCTACTATTACTTTGTTGCCGTCTTTATTGATCCAAGTTGCTTTCATTTTCTTATTTCTAATCCAATTAATAACCCGAATATAAAACAAACTATATATCCTAAAATTATATATAACATTATTTCAGTCATTATTTAAAAACATATAATAAATACACATTCCTATTAGTCCGATCATTGTTAATAATATTATAGCAGTCAAAATTCACTTAGTTTTTCAAGTTTCTTAATGTCGTTTTTAAGCTCTGCTATTACTCTAAAGTTCTTTAAATTCTGTAACTTTTCATTACTTAAATCAGTATTTTGTTTGCAACAGAAATCATATAAATCATTAATAAGCTCTATCGTTCTTTTCATCAAATCCAATACTTCTGCTGACTTTTCAGGAATTTTAAAAGTGCCATTATTCTGAATATGTTTATACTTAATTTCTTCAATGAATTTATTAAGATCAATTTTAATTTTTAATATTTCAAAGTTTGCATCGTTCATAATTCTATAATATTTAATCGTTTTAAGTTATACCATTCGCCAACCTTTAAGCTATCTTCAGTTATTATAACCTCAACACCTTTTGTAGGGTGGTGCAAGTGATACATATTAACCCTTACTTCTTGTACTACCTGGTACTTATTACAGCTACATAATAACAATATTAAGCTAATTAAAATCTTCATCTTTATCGGTTTCGTACCAATTTACAATTTTTTTATCTAATTTCATTTTAGCTTGTTTTTCAACAGGTGGGCTATTATGTCGCTTTGCATAGATGCCACCAGGCAAGTAATAAGTATTTTTTTTAATGTCGTAGAACATTTTATATATACCGTTCTTAGATACGCCCTTCGGCTTACTTTTAGCTACTTTAATAAACACTTCATTACTTTTATATGGTTCGCCATTTTCATCATTTAGCCCTTCAGGTGGTCGCCATATAATTATCATTAATAGTCCTTTACGAAACCACGCCTGGCCACCAGCAATTTCGCGAGGCGTAGGCATAGGAAAAAATGTCTTACCGCTTCTTATAATCGGTGCTTGATCTCTAACGTGGGTTATTACGCAATTATGACGTTCTTTAGCTCTTGCGTTTTTTCTTATGTCCCCTAATATCCTTTCTATGTATAAGTCTTGCCTACCTTCGTCTTTTGAAAAGTCGTGGGCTAGTTCATTAAAAGGGTCTATTAGTGTTGTATGTATTGTAACATTTTCTGTTTGTTCTATTTTGTCTACTATGTTAAAAAATGTTTCTGCTGTTAATCGGTTGTCTAAAGGGTCTATTATGTAAAAGTATTCAGCTACAAACATTTCAGCACCTACCTTTTCAGCTTCAGACATAGCACCAGGAAACTTTTTTATATATGGCTTTCCAACGTATTTAGTACATAGCTCTGCTATGATGTCTGCTGTTGTACCCGTTTCAGGTGTAAAAATAACGTGTTTAAGTTTATGCTGTACACTAAGATTAACAAGTACGTCTAACCAAAACTCTGTTTTACCATCGTGAGGCGCACCAGCAATGTAGGTAGTACAACCTAACTTTACTGTTATCGGTATATCCCAGCCTATTGTATAGCCTTTTTGATTACCATTTTCTCTAAGGTCGTTTAGTTCACTTTGTTTATCTTTAACTTTATGCCAGTAGTTCATTTAAGTAGGTGTATAAGATTCGTCATTATTATCGTAAGTTCCATTTGATCTGCTTTTCCAACGTGATAAACGTCTTGCTATTGAAAAGCTGGTTTGTTTTTCGAACCTCATCTTTTTGTCATTAGGTCCATGTTCGGTCCAGTAGCTTTCAAATTCATCTAACATTTTCTCAGGATATTTTTCTTTATGCTCTGCTAAGAGTTTATTAAACTCTGCTTTTCGATTATTCATTGTTACTTGTTTATTGTTATATTGTTTATTTATACTAACAATGGTATGGCTTTGCTTTGTACTGTGCTTTTGCAGTGCTTTGTCTAGTGATTTGGTAGTTGATATTGTATTTTTTACAATAGCAATTATGTTACTTGAGTATTGATTTTGTGATTTTTCTATTAATTTTATAAAGCCCCAATCAATTAGATCGTTTAAATGTTTAGTATATGTGCGCCAGTTCTTAATTCCAAGTGCTTCCATTACCATTTGCGAAGGAAACCCAAACTTATCCTTCCAGCCTAATCTATTACAATGTTCTATTGCAAAGAAATAAATAGCTGAATGAGTAGGATTTATTTTCTCAGGATTATTAAAAGAAAATTCAAACCAGGCTCTTGACAGTTCGTAACTATTCATAGTTTAAAAGAAAAAATGCCCTCATATACAAAGCCGTATCAGGTACAAATGCAACCTACTTTATATAATATTGGGCAATAAGTTTAAAATATTTCATTTGTTAGATTGATACGGTTTTACAAATATAGTAATTTATTTTAATTTATTTAAACATAAAAAATCATTTATATTTTCTTGATCTTTAAATATATGTTTTTTATTATGTATTAAGTCTTCTACTTCTATTTTATCAAATGGTTTATTTCCTCGTATTATACACACTTGTAAAGTCCATCCATTAAATAATTCTTTGTGTGAATTTATTTTTTTTGCAATTACAGCAAGTTGTTTAAATGCGTCTAATTGTTGATAGCCTATACTTTCTTTTTCGTGTTTATATTCTGCCAATCTTATTATTTTCCGTGCTTTTTTTACTTGTAATAAATCTAAATCTATTGAAGTCATAATTTTGGGTAAATTTTCCCCTATAAACTGATTTAATTCACTATTAAAATATTCTCCTAATTTTGTCATAAGATTTCATTTTTAATAAGTGTTTTTATTTCATCCCAGCCCCATTTAACTTTACTTTTATCCATAATTAAAAAATCGCCTTTATATGTATTATTGTTTCTATTACTATTGATACTGTCTTTAATAATATCTTTTATATTAATAGCAAAACAATTAGTATAATCTATGTTTGATTTTAAATAAATTGATTTTTTATAATTTTCTTTAGGTTCGTTAGTCCACTCATTTAGATTAAAATTAAACTTAAAACACTTTCTTTTTAAGAAACTAATTTCATACCAATTTTCAGGTATGTCATAATTAACCCATTGAGGGCTAACCTCAACCTCTACAAAGCCTATTAAGTCTTTTTTATAACCTATTTCATTATTATCTACTATATGTTTAAAATAACAAAGATCATAATCATATCTATTTTCATAATTTTCATTAAATTCTATATTCCAATCAGTAATATATTCTAATTTTTTTCTAATTATTAATTCTTCTTTGATATTATAACCTTTAGTAATTCTATTTTTAGTTTTTAATAATGTCATTTTTAATTTTATTAGCGATATGATACATAAATTTAGGCATAACAGAGTTGCCTATTCTAGCCCATTGTTCATTAAACGAACCTATAAATATAAAATCTTTAGGAAATGAAGAAAGTATTTTTATTTCGTTTATTGTAGGCCTGCGTTCATTTCCTTTTTTTTCTTTAAATAATAAGCTGCTTGTTTTCGTTATAGTATAACAAGGCCTGTGCGCTGTTATCCATTCTTTATCAAATTGCCCTCTATTTTGTTGTATTATATTATCAAATAAACTATTAACTGTTATTATATTTTTAACAGGCTCAGGAAATTCAGGCGTTCCATTTTTAACACCAATAAAAATTAATCTTTCTCTGCTTTGAGGTACTTCGTAATACATAGAATTCATTAATTTACATTTAACACTATATCCAGTATCTTTTAAAGCTCTCATTATTTCAACAAATCTACCCTTCATTTTGCCTCGCATCATTCCTGGTACGTTTTCCATAACAAATACTTTAGGCTGTATTTCATTAATTAATCTTATATATTCAAAAGATAAATTATTCCTTTGATCTGTAACATCTCTTTTGCCTTTAGCGGACGAAAAACCCTGACAGGGTGGTGACCCATCAAATATATCTAATTGACCTTTTTTTAATCCAGTAAAGTCTAATATTTCTTGCCCTGTTACTGTTGCTATATCTCTTTGCCATATAGGAACATTAGGAAAATTTAATTTAAATGTTTCTACTGCGTTTTTCTCCCATTCAATAGCTAAAAGTTCTTTAAACCCAGCCCATTTATAACCTAAAGAAGAACCACCACAACCTGCAAAAGTTGATATTACTGTTGGTTTACCACTCATAGCCGCAACTCGGACATTGATGATCTGTTTCTATATCTTCATTAACATCAAATTCAGGTTGATAAGGCTCTTTAATCTCATTAGATTTATAAGTTTTTTGTAACCATCTATTAACTACCTGTCTTGATGTACCAATTTCTTCACAATAGTTATCCCAACCTTGGAACTTTTGTTCCGAGGTTAAATCTGTTCTTACTCCGGGTTTAGATAACATCTCTCTTGCAATCCATAGCTCTTCTAATATCTCATTTGTTAAGTTTTTCCATTTATAGAAAAAAGTCTTTGTTTTTTTTACTGAATTATCATAATCCCAATCATTAGGAACTGCTGGTAATTCATCTGTCATTACTATTAAATCATTCATTTTATAATCTATTATATATTAATTGTTCTTTATAACTTAAATCTTCATACTTATAAGTTGGTATACAGCCATACATATTTTCATCATAATAATAAGGCTCATTTTTGCCTTTAATATGTATTATAATCTTTTCATTATTATTATGATAACGATGATATTTATAAATTTTAGAAGCTGAACAGTTAAATTTAACTGCTATTTCTTTATAATTAAAGCCCTTCAGAACTAATAAACCTATTTTAGCAATTTCTTTTTTCGATAACATACCAACCTTTTTTAAGTAGGATATTTCAGAACGGTAGATCGTTATCCGTTTCTATATCGCTAACGGGTTCTTCTAACTTCATTTCTGTTTGATCTTCGTCTTTAGCTTTAAACACTTTCCAGGCTTCAAGCGTTGTGAAATATCGTTCTTCCCATTGTCTGCATTTTATGTTGAAGTCAACGTCTATAATATCATCAACTTTATTATACTTTAAAAAGTTTTCTACTTTATCTGAACCGAATATTTCAAAACAATATAAGTTATTATATTCTGCGTCTGTTGTTAAAGTAAATTCTACTTTTTTCCAATCTTTACCAGCCTTAGAAGTACCTTTCCTGACTTGCATTACTTTGTCAATTTTTCCTGTTACTTTCATTTTTATTTGTTTTGTTACTTTCATTTTTATTTGTTTTAAAAAGGATGGATGCTTTTTTAAAGCTATATAGTTCCAAACGTCATTGTATAGCTTCCACCCTTTAATTATTAATTAATCTTTAAATTTTTATTTTCCTGGATTGAACAGCCTTTAACTTGTTGACCATCTTTAATAGCTTTTTTAATAGCCATTTTGTCCGCCTGTTCAGTTACTTTAATTACTTTAAATACTTTAGGCAAAGCGTTAACATCGTCAACAATTACGCTTTCACTTTTTCTAGTGCTGAACTTAGTAAAGCCAACTTCAAAAGCCCCAAACAAATTAACTGCGTTTAAAAGCCTGTTTTTTAAATATGACACAACATTACTGTTTTGTCGTTTAAGTGCCTGTAATCGCTTTATTTCATCGTCTATAAGCATTGTAAAGGCTTCTTTTTCTTTAATTACTGATAGATATGCAATAGATTTACTTTGTAGCTGGGTTTCGTTGATCTCTAACTGCTCATTAATTTCGTCTGTTATTTCGCCTTCAGCATCTTCTACTTGCCTTATTAGCTCTATGTAGGTTTCTTCAATTTTGTATAGTGTTTGTTTTTCCATTTTGTTTGTTTTTATAATTGTTCGTTTAATTTATTTACTTCTCTTTTTAATCTTCTTTTCCAGTAACTAAGTGCTTTATTTTTAATACTTAGTTTTTCTTTTAGTTTTTTTTCGCCAAATAGCCCAAACATTATTTCGTTATCTATATATTTTACAATATAATTTTTGCGTTTTTCTGCCATTTCAATATTAATAATTATATCATCAATAATATCTAATTGTTTTCTTATTGCCTTCATAATTACTGTTTTTTAAATTGGTCCGCTTCAACATCAGAATAAATACCGTATTCATACGCATTGATTAATTTAAGTGTAAGTCTATCCTTCAGGCGTTTTTCTGCCATAGCAAAAGGATAAGGTACTTTACAATTACTTAACGATGCTTCGCCAGTAGCCCATATTTCATTATCTTTTAATACGGCTGTTCCTAAAAAGGCTACGCTGTCTTTATCGTTTCTTAATAAAGTAGGTAATTGAAATATAATTTTTTCTTTATTTGCAATCTTTTCGACTGCATCGTGAGTAATAATCCACTTAGTAAGTGAACCCCTTTTTAATTCCCAAAAATCATTCTTAGATAGATCGTACTTTTTGGCCAGTTCTTTAATGTTCATTTCTTTAAGTTTTTAATTAGTTCTATTGTTTTGTTCTTTATCATTTCAGCACGTTCTACTGGTGCTTCAATCTTTTTAAATTCAGTTATGACTTCGTCCAGTTCATTAACATACGTTTTAAGGCTATTTTTAACGCCTCTAAGCTCGTTAAATTCTAATTTTATATATTGCTTTAACAGGATATTTTTATGCCAGTTAATCTTAATTAAAATAAAACGCAAACTTTGTTCTAGTTCTATTAAATATTCTTCACGTTGCCAAGCGTCAATTATTAATTTCTGCTGTACTATATAATGATGTTCTTCTTGGTTCATTTGGCTTTGTGTTTTTTGACATAATAATCCATATAGTCAACTAATATAGATGAATAGCTTTTAGGCTCTTTTTTGTTCTTTTTAGCCTCTGCATTTTGTTTTTCTACCAACTCAACAAAATCTAATTTTATTTGTTGCTGGTGTTCTGATATGTAAAAAGTTACTGTCATTATTTATTTTTTAAACAATTAATTATTAATATCCATTCCTGATTGAAACGCTGTTTTTTTGATTTACCAACAGTATAAGAAACTTCACGCCATACCATTGATGCGTCTGTCTTTGTTTTAAATGTATTGTAACAGATCAAAGCTGTTAAGTGTGTATCATAGAACAACATAATACTATCTTTATTAGTAGGCACTTGCTTGTTCTTTAGTATTTCAAATTCGTCTTTTCTATCATCGTAGAAGGAATTGCACGAAGTATGTGCTAAGTCCATACAATCCTGTTTGCTTAATAAGTCCATTTGTTTTGTTTTTAGTTATTAAAAAAAGGGTGCTATTAAACACCCTTGTTAGTTAGTTTACTTAATTGCCAAACACCATCAAATTCATGTTTAAATTTTATGTTTGGAAAATGTTTTAATTCAATAATTCTTTTAATGTATTTATTATCTGAAATATCTACTTTAATTATAATAAGATGTTTTAAGTCTTTTATATTGTCAATATTTTCATTAATATAATTAAATACTTCTCCAAATCTTTTTACTGAAAATTTAGTTTTGATTGACATTTGTTTTGTTTTTATGGGTGCTATTAAACACCCTTGTTAGATTATTTATTTGTTTTCTAGTGATATATTTATAGCTTCTAAAGGAGTAACCTTGAATCCGCAATAAACAATGTAAGCAAATTGCATTTCGTCTTTAGTTGGTTTAACTGTCACTGACTTTAATACTTCTAATATAAATTTTGAATAGTTCATTTTGTTTGTTTTTAATTGTTTTGTTTATGTAAATATAAATATAATTATAATACGAATTACAAAACATAGGTAAAACTTTTAAAAAAAGTTCCCTTTACTCTATAAAAAAATATATTATGTTAGGATTTTACCAGCTTTCTTCAGGATAACTAAAGCCAATATAAGCAACGATATTATAATTATTATGTCCTTATACTTCTGCCACCAGGATAGTTCCTTAAACACGACCTTTTCGACCTTGTACGGCACTTCCTTATAATAGTGTATAGTATCGCCAATACATTCTATTTCGTGGAAAATTTCTTGCCTTAAAGTGTCGTAGTAATAACGGGCAAAAGTGCGATCATTATTTACTATAATCGTGGTATCGTGTTTTATTATACTACTTAATACGGTTGTATCGTAGTTTTCTATATATATAGTATCTCTTACTTTGATAGTATCTATTGATACTTCAGTAAGCTCAGGATATTTCTTTATTAATCTGTTTAGTCTTTTTTGCGGTGAACAGCCAACACTAAATATTATTATAAGATATATACTTAATACTTTCAAAATGGCAATTTATAAGTTTATCCTGGAAATCTTCATCCATTAATAATTTACATTCTCTATAATTAGTCATAAAGAAGTTTTCAATCAATATAGCTGGGCTTATGGTTTTACGCAATACATAAAAATTATGTTCCTTATCTAAATCACCATCAGACGTATCTTTTCGTAGTTTATGATCTGGAAAATCTTTAATCATATTTTCTAAAAATATCTCAGCTATTCTGTCGCTTTTGGTTTCGCCTATACTTGTATGAACTGAATAACCATTAGCACTTTCTTTGCTAAAAGCATCACTATGAATAGACAAATAGATACAATTTTTAAAAGTCTTTTGATAGTTGTTAGCTTTACTAACTCTAGTAGAAAGACTTATATCTTCTTCGCTATTTACTACATTGAAATAAGGTATCTTACTTGCTTCTAATTTAGCTTCAAGCTTTTTAACTAATACTCTATTTCCTACACCTTCAAAATACTGTGTGCCATCTTCCCAAACAGGCGATCTTTTGCCACTTGTTTGGTAAACTCCATCTATCATGCCACCATGACCAGAATCTAGCAACCAAATATACTTGCTTTTAACAGCCATTATTTTTTCTTTAAGCCATTTGCAACGTGCTCAGCACCGTTTCCAACTGCATACATTCCAAAAATCCATACGATGCCATCAAGCCATCCTGTAAAATCTGTCTTGTCCATATATAAAAATACAGTTACAGCTACAAATAATAATACAGCGAACATAGTTTTACGTCCACCGAAAAAGTCATATAATTTTCCCATTGTTTCTATTTATTAATTATAATATCCAACTTTGCCTTTACAGCTGTTAGACTATTGTTAACCTTGTTAATTGTCACGTTCATTTCTTTAACTTCTTTATCTATCTTGTCTAAACGTGTTGTAAATGCTAAGTTATTAGAAATAATGTTAGCGTCAAAATCCCTTCTAATAGACACCCTGCCATTTTTAGCATTCATAAATTCCTCTTTACATTCTTTATAATATTGATCTGCTCTGGTTTCTAACATTTTTATTTTACTATTTTGCCGTTCATTATCGTGCTTCATTTTAAACCATGCAGTCAGTATCGTTACCAATAGCCCTACAATATAAGCAACATCTTTGCCCGTAAAATGTAGGTCGTTAACGCTATGTATGTCTAAAAACATCTGTTATGCTGGTACAGGCTCTGACCAGGCAGGCGTAGCCATTTCAGTTAACGCTTCAGAATGTGTTAATATTAACGAAGGAATAACTGTTCCGTTAGCTATAAATGTAGGTTCTGTATTCCATTTGATTATAAACAAAGTTTCATCTATTGATTTTCTAATAGTACTACTACTTGTTTCGCCAATTTGTGAAAAATCTATATTTGGTAAATCTGTTGCTACATCTACTATTGCGTATGTTAAATGACTCATTTTTTTATTTTTTAATTAAGAAGGTACATCCGTTTGTCTGTCTGCTTCTTCCATATTTACAGAGGTTGCGTCATTGCTTCCGCTTCCTTGATCTGTTAAAGTCCAAACAGTAGTCCAAGTTCCTTCTTCACCCATTCGCCACCAACTTAAAGGCGATAAACTCGCCAAACTTGAGGGTACACCCGACCCATAAATCGTTGCCATATTTGAACTCTGGTCGCTTTCCCAAACGGCTATTTCATCCAAGTTTCCGTTAACCCCTGCACCACCATGTGTATAAGCGCCTATGGTTGATAATGTAAAGCCACCCGTTGTAGCACTTCCAGCGTTAGTATGAGAGCTTCCATCAAACCAAAATGTAAGTGTAGAACCCGTTTTAGTTATCGCAAAATGATGCCAATTACTATCAAATACATCAGGCACGTCACCTGAATTAGTTGCTATATATGCAGTAGTACCATTGACTTTAGCATAAAAGACCTCGCTTGAATTGTAATAAATAACATTACTACTATTTCCCGAAAGCATATAATCTGCACCGCTTCCTAAATTTGGTAATTTAGCCCAAAATGAAATAGTTAAATCGTTCCCACTTGTTGTAAAGCTGGATACTGTCATACGTTCGTCCACTCCATCAAATTCCATTGAATAAGTATTGGTGAATGATGCAGTAATTTCAACGCTTTGTGTACAGACTTTTCCACGTACAGTATAAGTAATAACATAAGTATTTAATGTAGAAGCACTTAAATCTATTTCGCCTGTCGAAGCATTGATAACCAGCCCAGCAGTAGAAGTAAAAGTACCGCCACTTGTTCCCGTTACTGTTGGCGTAGGGTCAGGGTCTGCGTCTGTATAACTTGCAGCAGAATAACTAAAGGCGCAGCTTACGGCTTGAGTTCCGCCTGTTGGTATCATAAAAACACCCTTTTTCTTATTTGGATTAAATAGTATTGGCATATCTTTAAGTTATAGGTAAATTACAATCTGAATATTTAAATGGTATCTTTAAGCCTAAGCCCATACCCCAGCCCGTTACGTCATCTTCAAAGCGTTCCGTAAAGGAAGTTAAATTACCAGCTCTTACAAGTTGTATCTTAGTCCAATCTACATTATTTGTAGTAGTATTAAACTTCTGTTCTAAGTATCCTAATAAGTCAAGTAATACTTGTATCATATCGCTTTTAACATCGTTTTCGTTATCTTCATCTTTGTTAACTAAGTCCATTGTTAGTATTTGAAAGTTCCAAGTAAATGTTCCGTCACCCATTGTCGCTGGTTGATCTGCAACCCATAGCAAAGGATAATTAAAATCCAGTAGCTGGTTGCGTTCTGCAATTTCCCAAAGGTCGCCATTTCCAAAATTTTGTATTTGTCTATGTGCATCGGCAAAGTCGTTAAACTCTTTTATAATTTGGTTATACGTTATAATCATTTAACAGTCTTTATAATAGTTATACTCGTCCCACCAACAATTTAAACTTTTTCCACTACCTAAATAAAAGCCTTCTTGATATGCTGTTTTTCTTGGATTTAGATCATCACTCGCAGCAGTATATTCAGGATATAAAGCACTGTTATCCATTAAGTAATTAATTAATCTTTTGTCGCGTTCTTCAGCTTTGTTTTTCCAATCATCGCGCAAAAATTGTAAATCCCTATAATCAACAGGCGTACTATTTTCGCTGTTCTTTGTTCCTATGCTTTTATTTCTATACTTAAATAACATAGATACTGAACATTCATAGAGCGTATGCTGCAACATTGAAGGGGCTATGTAATTGTTTAAAAGTGTAACTTCATCAGCGTTTAAAGTACCAGCAGTAATCTTAGTTTTCAATGCAGAGTACAAAGGCGAACCGAGAATCGGATGTATAAACAATTCTTGCGCGTCACGTATTGACGGTAATATTAGACGCATATCTACATTTTCGTCTATTATAGAATTATTCTTAACGTATGTTTCTGATATAAATAATACTGCCATAACTTTTATTTTTTCTTAGCTCTAACTAATTTCTGTTCCCAAATATGTCTACAATACGGTAATGTTCTTTTAGGCGTAACATCAGGCAAAGTATAAAATCCTCCTCTTTTTGTAAAAATATCAATTCCCGATTGACCGAAGCCATTGACTAACATTTCTAACTGCGACAATGTATATACTCTGCCCTGTGCTGCTAAAGACATCATTTTAATACAAAATGCTCTGCTTCGTGTTTTTAAAGCTGGTGCATTAGGTCTTTTTATATACTTATAAACTATAAACAATTTTTCTGCTGGTTCTTGTATTGACTCTTTACCCTCTTTAGTAGGTACAAAGTTCTTATCTAAAGCACCAGCATCTTGCAAGTTCTGTATTGCATTATTTACATCTTCAATAGGTAATTCTAAAGCCTTAACAATCTCAGTAACAGGCAACTTCGGATTGCCTTTAAGCATTCCTAATATACTTTTTTCAGTATCATTTAAAACCCTGTCAAGTGTAAAGCTATAGTCCGTTAATATATCGCCTTCATATTTCTTTGCAGTTTCTAAGCTGGTTATCTCATTATGAAAACTATCTATTATTTCATAATCGTTAATATCGAAGCCCGTTTCATTAAGTTGCAAAAATAACATTTCATCTTCTAAGTCGTTAAATTCTCTTTTTAAAGTTTCAGTAGTTTTAACAACAGGACCGCCCAAGCCAATAAGCCCACGTATTTCTTCAGCGTTCATTGTGTCTAATACTTTAGTAGCTACTAACGGGCTTAATAAACCAATAGCTTCAGCAACTTTATTAACTTCAATATCTGAAGGCGGCAATCCTATTTTTTCGCGTATTTCTTCGGCTGTCATTACTCCTAAAATAGCAGCTTCAGTTAGTCCACGTTCAACAGGTTCTATCTTTAATAAGTGTATAGCTTTCGGCAGCCCATTATAATTAAGTATCATATTGAAAAGTTCGTCAAATACTCTGCGTTCAGGATTAATTTGTAGGCTTTCATATAATTGCGAAGCCACAGAAATTTCGTCTGCATTGTTACCTAATGAACTACCGCTATCATTTAAGCCCATTAGTTTTGGGCTAGTAATTCCATGCGCTGTAAATATTTCTTCTCTTATTTGTGTATTAAGTTGTATAAATCTATCGTCCTGTCCATTGGTTGGAATAGGTAAGATTTCAGGTCCTGGTGCGTCAATGTCCCCAAAACTGAGCAAAGGGCTACCAGCTCGACTTTCGCCTGTTGCATAGTCTTTAAATCTACGTTCAATATCGGCCATTTCTTCTACGGTTGGCTGTCCGTTTTTAAACGAAATTATATAACCAGCAGATAGATTATTTTTAATATTATTTAGCGTAAATGTGCTTATACTAATATCACTTTCTAAGTAATTAATAGCACTTACATAATCAGGCAAAGGATATACACCTAAATCGGGCCTATATTCTTTATAGTATAATAAATAATTTTCGTTAACACTTAGTTTTTCTTCAAAAGTAAACGCCTTAAATTCTGTAAAATCTTCGTTACTTTCAGGGCTTCGCACCTTCCAATCATCAGTATAATAATAAGTATCATCGTCAACACCAACGCGAACATCTGAAAAGTCTATATGATCTACTGAAGCAATAGCACCTAAATTGTTTAAACGTATCTGCATTGAAAAACCACCATATACCTTCTTATCTTTTGCCAACTTACCTAACAGTTCATCCATTGTATCGGTTTCGTTAGGATGCCTTAAAAAGCCTTCTATCGCGGCCCTTTGTTGTAGCTCTATATCGTTATCAACTGCGAAGCCTTGACCTACGATATATTTCACTTTAGAATTAATTATTTGCGCGTGTTTACTGCTTTTGTCATATAGATAAGTTAAATAATCAGGATAAGTATTTTTATAAGGTCTATCAGTGCCGTATTCATACCAATTACCTTTACGACTTTCTTTGAACTTTGGAAGTTCATACTGATTAAAATTTATTGGAATTAATTGATACATATCTAAGATGGATTATATACTATATTAGTTGTTGGCGTTACTGAGTGTTGTGTAAAGTCTGGCGTTTCTGTACTATCTAATAATTTCATTTTTCCCTCTTCTACTAAATTCGATGCTAAGTCAGGGTCTAAGTTTGTTGCGCTTGCTTGTTCATAAACCTGGTAAGTATAGTAGCCGCCCTTGCCTAATATTAAGCTACCATTAACAGCATCATTTACACCTTCAATAAAACTGAACTGATCGTATCTTTTTTTATTTGTAGAAGTATCTGCAATAATAGTATAATAACTAATTTTCGTTTGAGCAGAAGTAAATACAAATAAATAATACGGGTCTACTAATACTGAAAGTTCATATAACGTAGCTACAAAACTTGTAGTGCTATTCTTGTTCAGTATTATCATCAGCTTTTTTACTTTTTTTAGCGAATACGTCAGCACCTAGCTTTTTTAAAATTACTTTATTTTCGTCTTTTATTTCGATTTTAAAGCCTTTTCCATGCCAAGTTTGGCCAATTAAACCTTTTTTAAACATAATTTACGTTTTATTATTTATTTAATATATGTGAAATATTTGACTTATTAAAAAAAAAGGGATACTAAAACAGCATCCCTAATTTGATTTATGAAGAAAGTAGAAGTTTATACATCAATAGTCAAAGTAGCAATCGTTGCAGCAGATACCTCGAAAGGCGTTTCAGCTTCTTTTGCCATTAGCTCAATATCATAGCCATTACGATCGCCGAAAGCTGTACCAGTATTAGCTACTAAGGATTGCCCCTCGGCATAAGATTGAAAACCTAAGCCCCAATAAACTCCGTTGTTGTCTTTTACAATAATTGCTAAACGACCTAAAATCATAAGTCTAAGTTCGTTGCTTTTTACTGCACTAAATTTATTAATTGAAAAAGCTACAACACCCTCGCTAAATCTCGTTCCATTAGCTGGGTCTATTGTAGTAGTAGCTACGATGCTACCCACTTCTTTTTTAAGTTCGTATTTGTACCACGTTGCACCACCATCTGTGATAGCTGTTACTTCGTGACTTGACTCTGTATAGGATGTCATTGAGTCCCTAGATAGAAGGTAAATTTCTAAAATCCCCCCTGTCGAGTCACTACAATCGCGTTCCATTCCAGCACTTAAATTACAAGGCATAACTGTTTGATTTTCAGTTAGTTACGTTATTTAAATAATAACTAACCTGGTTAATATTTAATTTTTTTTATCTTAAAAAGAGGGCTATTACACCCTCTAAAAGTTAATATTATACTAAAGCAAATCTAACGATTTCATCAGGAAATGCTACATTTAGTCCGCGTCTGAAGGCTATGGTGACCTTATATATCCGATCATTTGGATCATACCAGGACCTAACATCTGTGCTTTCTTCTTCAGGTAAATCAACTCCAATGTGTACGTTAGATGCTCTCATTATATAAATGTTGTTTGTAGTACCACCACCGATAGTAGTCATACCTGGATCGCTAACAACTTCGATGTTAGGAAAACCAATTAAAGGCATAGAATAAAATTGCCCTTCAGAAATATAATGAAAATAATTACCATCTGCGATAGCTCTTTGATAAAGTAAAAACTGTGCTGGTGCGCAATATAATTTCAAATCATCAGCACCCGCAATATTAGTAGGCATTAATTCAGCCATTCCTAAAAAGATACTAATAATAGTTGCTGAAGTATATCCTGTCGCAACTGTAATACCTGTCGGATTTCCATTAACTGCTGTACCAGCCGCTAAAATTTGTTTGTCTAATCCATCATATTGTGATAACTGAGCTGAGCCTGAAAGTGTATCACCCTGCCAATCTGCAATAGCAATAGATTCTTGTATCTTTTTAACCTTCAAATTAAAGTATAATTCCGCAAAAGGAATTTCCTCTTTTTCGTTTGTAAGTCCTTGCTTTAACATAACGCTTTCATACGTGGCCGCTAAATCATCCATACAAAGGTCCTCATGTATTGCAACTTTTCCTGGGGAAATGGTTCTTTGTGTTAAAGTAGTAGTTCCGTCAGCACTTCTAGCACAACCGTCCGTTTGAAATACTACATCAGTATCTAAAATATTAATAGTTGTCGGACCTTTTACCCCTGTCTGAATTTGTGAGTATCTAGGTAGCTGCCCTTCTGCAACTGAAGCTACGATCAGTTCCATTGCGTTCTGCTCTGTGTACGCTGGTAATGCACTTACATCAAATGCCATAGTTATAAATTTTTAGTTAATAATTTTTTTATCTTTTAAGTAAGAGATAACATCTCTTTTATTTTTCTTTAAATGTGAAAAGCCGCTATTACTTTTCTTTGCTGTTTTTGTTGCTGGGTCTGAAGCAATCTGTTCAGTAATTTCTACTAAACTTTTAAACGCTTCTTTTAAAGCTACAATATCAGCATTGATCTTATTAGTTTCTTTTTCACTTGCAAAGTGTTTTTCTGTTACTATGCTTTCAATAATCTTTTTAGCTTCCCTTCTTTGTTCGTCTGTAAATGGCTTATCATTTTCCATTACTTCTTCTTCTACAACTTCTTCGGCTGGTGCTTCTTCAATTTCTTCTAACTCAGGTTCTGCAACCGCAACTATTACTCCATCTTCAACAGACACTACTCTACCATCAGCGAGTTCATAGTCGCCTGTTGGTGCTGGCTGTAGAGCATCGTCAATTAAAAGTACCATAGCAGCACCAAGACTAACGTCAGGCTCGACCTGTGCGATACTCCCGTCTGCTAAAGTAACATCTTCAAATTTTTCTTCTACTGTTTCAGTAGGTTCTGGTGTTGGCTCTGTTGTAGTTTCTTCAGTTTCTACATTAACGCCTTCCGTTTTAAAAACGTTTTTAATGTCTTGAAATAATTGTTTTACGTTATCCATAACTTTAAAGTCTTTATTATATATATGTGAAATAATTTAATTATTAAAAAAAAGTTTTATATTTTTTTGTAATTACTAATTACATCTCTGATTTTATTAATAATTTTTTCTTGTATGTTTCTGGATTTATCTTGGCCGAACATCCCTTCTACGCTGAAGCCTTTTACTTTTCCGTTTTTAACAAGTTCCCAAACTTCGTTATTTTCTACTCTTAAACTTCCCCACCAACTACCATTAGGCACTTTCTCAAATCCTTTAGGCGCTATGCTTCCGCGTTCATTATCAATGATTAAACTTTCAATTAAATAAACACCTTCAGTTTCTTGATCGTGCATTAAATTAATTTTATTGCTATATCCTTGCTTAAAGAACTTATTTACAATTTTGTTGATAGTATCCTTTTTAAAGACTACAAAAAACTTTTCGTTTGCGTCATTAAGTCTAGGTATTGGCAAATCGGACACGATGAAATATCCTGATACTATACGCTTTTCTTCGTCCTGTATTTTAAACTCAAAATTTAATGGTTTCTGTTTATTAAAACTAAGCCATAGCTTCTCTGTGGCAGGTTGATCTACTAAAGAAATAAACGATATTCCGCTGTCGTCATCTTCTTCGTTAATTATTAATTCTAATATTTCTGTATTATTTTCCATAACTATTTATTTTAAAATGTACTTTGTGCTTCTATAACACTTACTTTATTTTGTGTGTCTGATATATCTGTTTCTGTAACATATACTTTCTGATCTTCTTGCGGTACTAACGTTGATGTATTAGTAACAGGGTCTATTTGAGGTGCGCCACCACCGCCACCAGGTACACCACCACCGCCAAAGCTACCACCAGCAGCACCGCCTGAAAATTTTTGTTTTCTTATGTTCTGTACGTTTGCTAATCCTGTTGCTAAAGCTATTCCAGCAGCTATAAATGGTGCAGCAGGAAATAGTATCGTTTCAGGACTTGCAGCCCTTGTAGCAAATATTGCTTGTACGCCTTGATACGTTTGGATTAAAGCCATAGCAATCTGTAATTTCTTGTTAATTTCAAAAGCACGTTTTTGGCTTTTTTCATTGTCTTTAGCAAAAGCACTTGTTAAATCCATTACAGCACTTAACCCATCTAAAGCCATCTGTGTTTTTGCATCTTTAACAGCTTGAGCATCTGCTATTTCTTGAGCTGTATATTTTTTCTTTATTTCTGCAATATCTGCGCCTTGAGCTTCTTCAAGTAATTTAGTGCTTTCGCCCCTTGCTTTTAATGCTTCAATTTGTGCGTTGTATTTATCATATATTGCATTAATTTCTATTTCCTGATTTCTTTTTTGATCTTCTGTCATTCTATCTAAATGAGCATTTTCCAAATCTTCTACGCTTTGATATAATTCATTTAGTATTTCAGTTTCTTGTACTTTTAAAGCTATCTGTCTATCGATTTCTTTCTGTGCAAAATCTTCTCGTATTTTATCTATTGCTTGTTGAGTTTTAAACTCTAATAGTTCACGCTGTCCGTCTGTAAGTTTTTTATCTTGTAATTGGTGTTCTAATTTAAAGCTTTCTATTTTAATTAACGCATTTGCTTTAGCTTCTGCATCTTCAATCTCTTCTGCGTTTGCTTGTTTTTGTGCTAACGCTAAATCGTATATTGCTTGTTTTTCTCTTGCTGCTCTTTCCTTTCTTGCATCACTTCTTTTTTGTGCATCTGCTTCGGCTTTTTTATCTGCATTATCTGCTTCTTTTGCTGCTTTTTTATCTGCATTATCTGCTTCTTTGTTTACTCCTATATTATCTTTTTGTGCTGCTGTTAAATCCGACTGTGCTGAATTAGCATCTATTAAGCCACCCGTATATTTTTCAATTGCTGCTGTTGCTTCTTGATAGTCGTCATCCCAAACTTGTAAATATATTTGTCCATTTTTTAATTCCTTGCCGTTTGCTTTTAAGCTAATATTGTATTTGTCTAAAACTTTTTGTGCTGCTTCTTGGTTTGCAGCTACTTGATTATAGTCTTTGCCAATAGATTGAGCTAATTGACCTACCGCATACATTTCTTCACCTTCTAATTTCAATAGCTTTATAGCATCTTCTCTGGACACACCTAAGTCATCCATTATCTTATCCTCTATTTTAATCTGCTCGGCAGCTTTTTCAGAAAGTTTGGCTTCCATTGCCTTAGACCTTGCCTTGAGTTGTAACGACTTTGTTAAATCTTTTACGGCTTGGTCTACTTTTTTTGTGTTTATTTCCTCAAGTGATAAATTTCCTAAATAGTCTGGATATTGTTTTTGTAGTTTTTCAATAGCATCGTTTCTGGCAGCTTTACTTAGTGTTTCATCTTTAGCAGTTTTAATAAGAACTTTCATCTGTACAATCTCGCCTTGTACTGATTTTTCTGCTTCCTTTACAACTTCGTTATATTCTTGCTGGGCTGTTTTTACTTTTTCAACTTCACCAGCAAATGCTTTATATAAAGCAATAGCTGCACCAATAACAACAAAAGGCAAAGCTAATAATGCTACGCGTAAAGCCTTAGTCGCAACAGTTGCCCCATTTGTGACAAATGTTTTTAATTTAGTTATAACAATAGACGCTTTTTCTTGTGCATTTTTGGCCATCAATACTACGGTACTTTCTTTTTCTAAGTTTTTCCTTAGAGTTTCAATACCCATTAATAAAGATTGTGCGCCCTGTAATTTGATTAATGTTTCTCTATACTTTTCACTATCAACACCAGCAATAGCTAAAGCACCCTGAAAAGCAGCATACCCAGCAATGACAGTAGTTCCAATATCTAAAGCGGCCTGCATCTTAACGCCATCATTAGCTAATCTATTTACTTCTGCTGTAATATCATTATAACGGTCTTTTAATTGTGCCGCTTCTTGTATTGCTTTTTTGCCTAATGGTGAAGTTCTACCAGCTTCTAATGCGATTGCTTGATACTCCTGTATCTGCTTGTTCATCCTACGGATGTTCACAGGACCTTCTTTTATTTCTTTGTTAAGACT